TGCGCTTCAGGAGTGGTGCAATTGCGTCCTTGACGATGGCGGCCATCGCCGTTCCGAACTCTACCGGATCAAGCATTGATCGCCTCTCGCGTAGCATCCAGCGCCTTGCGCTGCCATAGCTCGGCGCTCAGACGCCGGACCTCTTCGTTTGTTGCGTCTTCAACAGCCACAGGCGCAGCCGGTTGCTGCTTCGCCTCAATCTTGTTCTTGCGGACCTCATCAAGCGGGAAGTCCTGTTGCTGCATGTAGACCGTATCGCCACCCTCAAGCGGAGACAGGCCGAACTCCTTACGCGCTTCATTCGGAGCCGCGATCCCGTCAGCGGTCAGCTTGCCCCACACCTCACCGCGCTTAGCCGTGTCCATGCGAAGCAGAGGATTCAAGTCAAGCTCAACGCCCATCGGGCGAGTGACGCCAAGGCCTTCGTCCAGCAGGTATTCCATAGCCTCGATGTGAGCCTGAAGCGCGAACTGGTAGTACACGTTCGCCATGTCATCGACCTTCAGCCCAGCCGGAATGGTCCCGATGCCGACGATGAAGGGAGGAACGCCGAACGGTTGGCAAATCTGCTCGTCCGAGTAGCGCATCTGCTCGACAAGCTGGCTGTCTGCGGCCTTGAACGCAAACGCAGTGAACTTCATGTCTGCACCAACAACCGCAACCTTGCCGCTATTGGTTCCGGTGAAGTTGGTGTCCCAGTACGCCTTGAGCCGTTGCGCGTCGTCGTCGGACAGGCCAGCAGGGGCGGTCAGGATGCCGCCAGGATTTGCACCATTCCCGAAGAACTCCGACGAGTTCTTGAGAATCTTCAGGTTCTTCACCGCAGGCCAATAAGCAGCGCACAGGGGCGGCACACCGATCAGCTGGTGGTGGAAAGTGTTAAGCCGGTCGTGAATGATTTCACGCGCCGGAATGATGATCTCGCCATCCCTGAAACCAGATGGCAACAGGTTCTCAGCGGCGGGATAGTTCAACTGGTAGAAAACGTCTCCGCTGTCAGAAACCAGCGGCATGACCCGGCAGGGGTCAAGGACGAACATGCGGACTACCACGCCTCGTTCGTCACGGATCTTCAATACATACGTGTTGCCGTGGATCAGCTTGGACAGAATCCAAGCCTCGCGGAACTGCTGCGCCGTCTGGTAGGCATTCGGCTTGCGCAGAACGGGGCTGTAGGCCGTGTTCTGGATCGTCTGCCAGATACCGTTTGCGTCCTCCTGCTTCAGCAGGAAGGGCAGCTTGCCAACATCTTGCGAGATGCGCGAAACGCAGGCGTACAGGGTCGGGTAGTTCAGCACCGAACCCGTGCTTTCTTCCTCGTTCCGCTGCCACGCACCAGTGGATGGCTCGCGGATCAGGTTATACCAGCCGCGTTGCGGGACTGGATTTAGCTGCTTCTCGGCACGCCGGATCTCCAGCCCAAAAATTCGCATTACTTGGCCTCTGCGGTCATATCGCGGCGGCGGTATTGGCGCTTAGGCTTGGATTCCGGAACTTCGTCCCGAACCTCGACGGCCAATCCACGGTCAATCAACACCTTCGCAAGCACGTCCTTGATGTCCGCACGCTTGCCGTTCTTAAGCTCAATCCACATGTGGTGCCCCGGAAAAAGAGAGGGGCGGAAAGCCCGCCCCTCTGGTCAAACTCAGCAGCTCGTCGGGAAACCGTCGATCCACTGAATGGCACCACTGCGACGCAGGCCCCACCAGATGTAACGCTCTGCACGCAGAGCGATGCTGTTGGTCTGCCACATCGACACCAGCGAAGCGCCGGTAGGCGTGCCGCTGTCGTGGGTCGGAGCGTCGTTCATTTCCAGCGAGGCTTCCTGCGAGGCGTCGAGCGTCACGCTGCCGTCGTCGGCCAGATAGACTTCCGACTCATCCACGAGGATGAACGGAGAGCCGTTGGAGCCGCCGTTGTTGGCGAGGTACTGCGAGACACGCAGCGGGATGCCGTCGAGCGAGCCGCCCGTTGCAGTCACGCCAGGGAACGCCACATTGCCAAGGGCATCGCGCTTGAACGCCAAGTAGCGAGCGACGGCAGGCGTGGTGTAGTACGCCGGGCGCGAGCCAAGGTTGGTCGAATCCCACGCAGCCCACAGGCGCAGAAGCGCGCAGCGGATGTCGTCAGGATCAGAGCCAGTCGGACCAGCTACCGGCGAAACGCCGTTGAGCAGGCCAGCCGGAGACACGTTGGCGACAGCAGCCGCATCCGGATCGAACAGGTCAGCATCGACCTTCGCAATCACGCAATCGGCCAGCGAGTCACGGACCAGCGCTTCAGCGTTGGGGTCCGAGAAGCGGGCAAGCTCCTGAGTGATGACCGAGATAGCCGCGATCTTGGTGTACGGGATCGTGGTCGCGTTGAAATCGAACTTGGTGACCGGCTTCGCCTTACCCTGACCCACCCAGTTCGCCGTGCCGCCAGAGGTCTGGCCGTTGATGCGAACGTTGAACGGAACTCGGCGGAACTGCGCCTGACCGATCAGGGTGCGCGGACGCAGGTACTCGATGAAGTCGCCGCTGAACTGGCTGGCATACACCAGCGGGGCAGCCCAGGTGCTATCCGTGGTCGTACCAGCCGGGACCGTCGCCTTGATCTGCATGATCTGGGCGAGGTTCGCGCCTTCGGACTGAGCCTTCAGCGTCTTAACCACAGACTCAGTCTGCGGGTAGTGACGTTCCGCGAGACGGAAGGCCGCCTCATGGCTGCCCTTGGCAGCGACAAGGCACATGGCATAACGCGCCATCGCGATGCCCGGCTCCAGCTTCTCGGCGCTCTTGACCTGCACGGCGCTCACGCCATGCGTGGTAACCGCGCCTTCGGCATTGGCCTTACCATCAACCGGCTTAGCCGACTTAGAAGCGATCGACTCAAGGCGCGACAAACGCGCGATGTCAGCGTCCAGCGTCTTGATTTCGGTTTCGGCGGTGTCGAACTCCTGCGCTTCGGAGTCATTCATCGACCGACCTTCGTCAATCGACTTCTGGGCGACTTCGCCCATGCGCTTTTCCAGCGATTCGCGGGTTGCCTTGAGGTCAACCAGCTGCTCAGCAATCGTCTTGCCTGCCATTTCTTTTTGCGTCCATCTAATGGGATGCGTCGCCTCGCGGCGATGCGGATCGGCTGTCATCGCGACAGTCGGTGAAGCAGCCCTATGGCTTCCGTTCCACGGGAAGCTATGCCTGCTTGAATTGGTGCCGAGGTTTTCCACACCGACAGCGCAAGGGCGGCGTGCCCCGCGTCTCTACTCGGCAGTCGGTCTAGTCGAATAAGTGCCGGGGGTCTGCTCCCCGGCGAGGATGCCCATCTAACGGGGGCTGCGCTGTCATCACGACAGTGCTAGCGTCGTCTCACGACGATGCTTTAACCAACTTCACCGCGCCGCCTTCAGGCTTCTGCACCGGATCGGGCTTGCGCTGAATAAGGGGAACGCCGCTCTTAGAAACGGATCGCGCGCCAACATCCATCGCCTTGATCGTCTGGATCGTGGCGGACGCATTGGCCGGAATGGTCACCAGCGACAATTCGTAAATCTCGGTTGCAGAGAATCGAACGCCGCCGTTGTCCATGAAGCTATGCTCAAGAGCGCGAAAGCCAATGGATACGCCGCGAACCAGCTTCGCCTTGACGGACTGCCAAGCCATGTCCACGAGATCCTTGAGGGGGCCACCTTCGGAAATCGCCGCAATCGTCGCGGTGAAGGGGATGCCGGACTTGGTAGGCTTGCCGAACTTCGCCATGCCAACTGGCTTGTCGTGCTGGTGCTGCCACAGGAGCGGGATTTCGGATGCAAACTTCGCGCCCAGCGGATCAACGATGTCGCCCATACGATCCGTCTCTGGCGTCGTGGCGATGCCAGTAATTACGCGCTGCTCATCGTCTACGGCCTTGATCTCAAGGACGCTATACGCGCGGTTGGTTGTCATTTGTCTCTCTCGTTAGCCAAGCATCATCATCACGATGGGCTTCTTATCCACTTGCATGGCATTGGCAGCGCCAAACGCCATGACCATCGCCACTGCGGCGTCAATCTTGTTTACCGACTTCTGCTTCGCGAGCCAGCGGTTGTCCCACTTGTCCTGCTCGGTAACGGCGGACATGATTGCGGACACCAGAACCGGGTTGCGACGGAACCGGATGCGGCCCTCAAGCATCGCGTCCTCTAGCAAGCGCATGGAGCCTGGAAACCAAAGCCCTTCTGCCTGCTTTCCTACCTGCTTCGCAGCCTTCTCCATTTCAGGAGTTGGCTTGGCCTTTTTCGTCCCGCCCTGCGGATGCTCAACGAACGGCAGGTTCAGCCCCAACTCTGCCGCGTCTTCCTCAAACCTGCGGAACGCATAGCGGTCATACGCCACCATCTTGACCAAGTAGTCCCGGTCGTACTCGACCAAGGTCTGGGCAACATGGCGGTAACTGATGTTCTCGCCGTCAGGTGCGTGGATATGCCCCTGCTGCGCCCACAACGGGTACGGGAGCTTGTCTCGCTCAAACCGTGCCTGCATCGTGTCGCCTGGCGTCCACGCCTCAATCCATGCGTCAAACGTTGGCTTCTTCAGCCGAACCTTTGCGCCTGACTTGTCTCTTGCTGTTACCTCGACCTCGCCGGTCTTCACCACGAAGGCTGATGCCGTAATGTCTCGGTTCTGCGACAAGTCGAGTCCGGCGTAGACCTCTTTGCCGTGGTGATCAGCGGGATCGAAGTCCTGCAACAACGGCTCGACCACCTCGCGGCTCATCCAAGCCGATTCCGCGTCCGTCCACATGCAGAAGTGCAACCGGAGGATGCCGTTCTGCTTAGCGGGAATGTTCTTGGCCTGCGCAACGACGCCAGCCAGGTATTCCTCTGTGATAGTCACACCAAGCAAAGGGTTCGCCTTGGCCCAGCACGACGGATCGTTCAGCGGGTCGTCGCCGTCATCCAGAGCGCAGACGAAGCTGAACATCGAATCGTCCAGCGCATCACCTAGATACGTCGGATCGGTAACCGCATCGGTATTGCCTGCGGCCACCTTTACAGCCCACTCGTGTTCCGCCCATGCAATCGAATTGCGGTCGGAACCTGAGTTGGTAATCATTAACAGGAGCGGCTGGCGGCGGAACTTAAAGCCGCGCTCCAGCATCTCCAGAATCTTGCCGTCTGGCAGCTCGTGGACTTCGTCCGCCAGAACGAAGTACGGGCGCGGACCAGAACCAGTCTTGCCTGTGTCTCGCGAAACGGGGCGGAAGAAACTCCCGCTCCGGTGGTGCGCCATGTTGTATTCGCGGCCAGGCCCGCCGCTGAACTCGATGCGCTTCGCCAACGCAGGCGATCTGCGGACCATCTTCACAGCGTCAGCGAACAGGATGCCCGCCTGCTCGCGTTTGGCCGCAGCGGCGTAGACCTGAGCGCCAGCCTCGCCGTCAGCGGTCATGCCGTACAGGCCAATCCCGCCAGCCATAGGCGATTTGCCGTTGCCCTTGCCTTGCTCGATGTAGGCGCGGCGGAACCTGCGGGTACCGTCCGCACGTTTCCAGCCAAACAGGCTTCCTAGAATGAAGGCCTGCGATGGGTGCAGGTCAAACGGCCTGCCGTCGAACTGACCTTCGGACAGCTTCAGGACATTCTCAAAGAACCCGAATACGCGCTCGGCCGCTTCTTGGTCGAACGTCAGGCCACGCTCATGGGCGAAGGCTAGGTCGTCCAGATGCCTACGGCATGCATTGCGGACATGCGGCCCTGCGATCACCTCACCAGCCAGTACCGAGTCGGCGTACTCCCTAGTTCGGTCGCGAGAAATACTCTTCGGCCGGATCTTCGTCGTCGTCTCCGCCGCCATGAACAACCTTGGTCTCGTCTACCGGGGTCGCGCCCAGCTTCGACAAGATCGAGCTAAGCGCCTGGGTCGCCGAAACGCCCA